TCTAACATATCCAATGCAGAAACGATCAGTACAGTTTATGGAAACATTACAACCCTCAATACATCCAATATTTCTAATGCAGAAAACATCAACAGTACAACTGCAAATATTACAACCCTCAATACATCTAACATATCCAATGCAGTGAACATCAACAGTACAACTGCAAATGTAGCAACGCTCAATACATCCAATATTTCTAATGCAGAAAACATCAACAGTACAACTGCAAATGTAGCAACGCTCAACACATCCAACATATTTAACTCTGGTAATATCAATTCTGCAAATGCAAGTATATCAACTATGAATACATCATCTATTGTATTGTATAATAAAATTATAAATAGTGAGAATGGTTTAACAAATACAGCATTTGGAGATAATTCATTTTATAGTAATACGGGCAATCGCAATACAGCATTTGGTGCCGATACATTAACTACAAATACAGGAGATGATAATACTGCAGTTGGTTATAATTCATTGAAACTAAATACTAGCGGAAATGAAAATACAGCTATTGGCGAAAATTCATTATACAATAATACATCAGGTAATAGAAATATTGCATTTGGAGTTAATTCATTATACCTAAATAAATATGGAAGTAATAATATTGCAATTGGCTATAATGCATTAAACCAAAACACAAATACTAATAACAATACTGCAATTGGTTACGCGAGTTTACGATATACAACGACTGGTGGTAATACTGCAATAGGATATCAGGCACTCACCGCTAATACAACCGGGATTAATAATGCTGCAATAGGACATCAGGCACTCGCCGCTAATACAACTGGTAGTTATAATACTGCAATCGGTTATGATTGTTTAACGAATAGTTCAACTGGAAGTAACAACGTTGCAATCGGTTATCAATCAATGTTAACCAATTCATCCGGTGGAAATAACAATGCATTTGGATATCAAGCATTGTACTTAAATACAAATGGTTCTAATAATAATGCGTTTGGATATCAAGCATTGCGAACAAATACCAGTGGCATAGAAAACGTTGCATTTGGAAATCAAGCATTGTACTCAAATGTAAGTGGTGTATACAATAGCGCTTTTGGACATGAATCATTGTACTCAAACTCATTTGGTGTTTATAATTCTGCATTTGGAAATAGTGCAATGAAGGCTAATACAGTAGGTAATAATAATTGCGCATTTGGAACTACTGCATTAAGCCAAAACACAACTGGTGATAGAAATGTTGCTATGGGACATGGAGGTTTGCAAAGAAATTTAACAGGGAATTATAATACTGCAGTAGGATATCAAACTTTGTACCTTAATAGAACAGGTTTACAGAATACTGCTATAGGATATCAATCAATGAATAATAGTTCAACTGGAACTAATAATAATGCTGTTGGAGCATATTCATTGTTCAATTCTTCAATAGGTAGTTCAAATAATGCATTTGGATTTGAAGCATTAAAAAATATGAGTGGAAATTTGAATACTGCAATAGGTCATTCTGCAATGACTTTAAATACAAGAGGAATAAATAATACTGCATTGGGAGCAAATACTTATATCAATGCAAGTAATTCTACCGCGATTGGGTACAATGCATCTACGTCAACTAACAATCAAATTGTATTAGGGACAGATGCAGAAACAGTATTTGTACCAGGAATAATAAGTGGACCAACTGCAAACGTTGCAACTCTGAACGCCTCTAATATTACCATTGCAAACAATTTAAATATGAGTATTTACAACATCAGTTGGAGAGGTGGTCTTACTATAGAAGGCGACAATAATGGATTACTTAAAATGAATACACCGACAGATAGTACGATTGGTAGGACTTTTCAACAAGCATATATTCCTATAAATGTATCATATAATGGTAATTTCAGTACCGCATATCTTCAAATATTTTTTTAATATTAATTGGAGATATAAGTGCAAAACGTTTCATTAAATTTATAAACTAAATCAAAAGTAGGATGATTTTACAATCCGCCCTTCATTGAAGTTGACTTTACGGAAAGATGCGTCAATGTCATCGTGAGAAACAATAATGACTGTTTTTCCAACGGACATTTTCTGTATAATAGAAATCATAATCTTTTTATTTTCAGGATCAAGCGATGCAGTGGGTTCATCCAGTACTAGAATGTAAGAGGGTCTAAATAATGATCGTAACAACCAGACAATTTGACGTTGTCCACCAGACAATTTATTCCCTTCAACCCCAACAGGGAGATCCATTTTCTCTCCAAATTCTACTTTCAAGTCGGTTAATTCCAAGTCATCTAATAATTTGATGATATCCTCTTTTGACGGCGGGTTCTTTAAACCATAGACAATATTTTCATATAAAGTGCGATTGAACAATTTAGGTTTCTGCGGAATATAAAATATATATTTGCGCAACTCTTTATTTGAAATATCATTCACATCAACGCCGCCAATGGTGATGTGGCCCATTCGCAATGGTTGAAAACCGAGCAACAACTTGATCATGGTAGATTTACCACTACCGATTTGTCCAACAAAAGCAACATTTTCGCCCTTTTGAATAGTTATATTAATATTTTCTAAAACAAATTCGTCTCCATACTTGTGATATACGTGTGAATATACAATGCTGCCATTTTTGAATGCCCTGTTGGCATGTTTCATCTCATTTGTATTCACCTTAGATATGTTGTTGAAGAAGGTTTCCGAATCTTTAATCTGGCTTTGTATTCTAGAAAATCCATACGATATTTGTTCTGCATTCTCTAACATGCGAATAAGAGAGAAAGTGATGATGAAGGTACTAACCGTTTTTTCTGCTGTAATTTCCTTTTTCAGGTAAGCTTGAAACATGATATAATTCATGGAAATAAATACGATTACCATCGTGATTCCCCACACTACATTGCCCCTTAAACTTACTGACTTGGTTGCATATAATATTTTTTTGAACTTGGCATATGTTACATCATAAAAGTTTTGTTTTTCTACTTCTTCTTGGTTAAATGAGTAAATGCTAGTAAGGTTGTTCAGACAATCAATCAACAATTCGTAAATATGATCCTGATATTGGTTGGATTTAATTTCATAAAAATTATAATTTTTATACATGACGTAGATGAAAATATAGTTCAATAGTATAACAAAACAGTACAGTATTGATAAATTATTAGATACACCGTAATAATGTATAAACCCATTGATAAAGACAAATATATACCGTAAGAAATCATATTTAATAATATTGATGTAGTCAAATAAAATATTAGGTATTCTTATTATTTTGGACAATATCTCTCCAATAGGTATATTTTCAAAATCTAATTCATAATTGTCTATAATGAATTCAAACATAGTTCCCGTGATGTATTCTGTAAAGTCGGGTACAATGTAATACATAGCAATCATGACCAAACCATCAAATACCCATTCTAATACATACAATAGTACCAACATTTTGAAAAAGAAGAGTAAGGAGGAATTTTTGTCTTTGAATGAGTTGATCACTTTACCATAGTAATCCGGAATATAAATATCGTGTATAGGATATTGTAAAAAAGTGAATAAGAAGTAGATTGTAAATAAGAACATATTATTCTTAATAAAATGAATCAACAATGTATGAATATTTAAGGTTTCCATTAATATAAAATAATATTTTATATATTATGTATTATAACGATAAAGATCATAATTGTAAAAATCAATATATAGAAGAAAATATTAAATGGAAAGATACGGATTTTACACCACGAATAGATCTAAAAGAAGAAATGTATAATCCATATCAAATTATAAAATTAGACTACAAACCAATGTACGTAGAAGAAGAATACTATACTAGAGAATATGGCGACGTTGCATTTAGTGATTGGCTTCGTAAACAAAACCATGCATGCATTGCTATATTAGCCGAGATAGTATCGTCGCCTAGACTAGATCCGGTAATAGAGAGATTGCGACCACAAGTCTCTCAGATGAAGACAATAACAATAGATGAGTATAGGAAGATAAAATGTATTGGTTCAGCCAATGTAGAATGGTTGAAACAAATGAAAAAAAAGTACGGAATAAACATACTTAGGTTTTTGCGCGCTACTTTGGTTCATTCATCTTATAGTAACCCAAAAGGTACGGACCAAACAAAAAGACAACAAAAAAGTACCCAAAAACGATAAAGAAAATACACGCCGTATAAAAGATGATTCCACATAAACAATATATTTTGTACAACCACCAATCTGTATTAATTAATGTCAACCATTTCATAAATGGGTTTGTTATTCTTTTACCCAATAATTCAGTTAAATAGTATCTTAATTTTTTCAAACATGCTTTTATGCTTCTAATAGTATCAAGAGTAATATAATACCAGCAATACACTGCGAACAATTGTATTTCCAAAAATAAAATAAACATCAAATACCACCAAAAGTGGTTGAAATATCCTGGCGGAATATCCTGCAATTCTTCACGTTTTATAAGCAATATTCTAAAAATGACAAAAAATATATTGAATGCAATAATATAAGATGTTAGCATAAAAACATTCGTTTTTTCACATTTTGGTTGTTTATCACAATTTGGACGTTTAGTACAACATTTTGTCATAATTATATATATAAATGAATTTTTTAATAATAACATTAACAATCTTATCATTGATTGCACTTACAACTTATACTTACAAAGAGGGAGCGCGTAACATGTATTCTGGTATCACTGTGGAAATGCCAATATTTCAAGCTATGGTTGATAAAGCCAAAGATAAAACAGGTGTACTAAAAGACATACATTATTTTAATAACACTACAAATCTATTGTATGCATGGGAGAGATTACCTAGTTAATATATTTGTTTAATTGGTCAAAGATAATAGAAAATGTATGAATTTTACTTTCATTTGAGCTTCCTTGTAAATGTCCATATTTGTTATCAATATAAATATTGACTTCCTTGTCTTTTTTAAATACGTCCGCTTCCTTTATAGCATTGTAATACGTTAATGGTTCTTTGAACGGTACAAGCGTATCATAGAAATTTGTGTATATAAATATGTTGGGATAATTATGAGCAAGATTGATGTGCTTTATTGGATCAATATCTTCAATATGACTAGATGAAAATTCGCTACGGCTTTCTAATCCAAGCGGATTTTTGTAATTTACCATTGTTTCACATGGCATAACAAAAGGTACGCCTAATATAGCAAAGTTGCATATGTCTGGTCGCATATTCAATACGTTTGATATGAGTAAACCGCCGGCCGATCTTCCCCATATTGCAAGTTTATTGTGAGTAGTAAATTTGTGTTCTACTAAATAGTCTGCTATACTTATAAAATCATGAAATGTGTTCTTTTTATTACTTAGGCGCCCATCATTATATCCTTTGTATCCGTAATTACCCCCTCCTCTTAAATGTGCTATGACGACCGTCCATCCATTTAACACCAATGCTAATAAATGCGGCGAATATTTTGGCGTATCAATCACATTGTATGAACCATAACCAATCAAAAGACATTTTGATAATGTAGGGCGCGATTTGGCGAGTACAGTAAAAAATAAATCCTTTTTGATATATGTCTTTTTTTCATAATATTGACTTACTTGATTAGCATGACACGGGGTCAGGTAAAACGTTTTGCAATAATGGAAGTGATCCATACTTGAAATATCAAACTTAATAAAGCCATCTGGTTCTGTTGCCACGAGTTTCAATTTGCCGCACTGAATCGTATACAGATCAATACCTTTCAAATGACACAATGTAAATATATAAGTATCGTCTACATATTGCGTTTTTATGATTTGTTCATTAGGATTATTGTTCACATAATCAATTTGATAGGATTTAAAATCTCTTGTTCGTTTCAACTTATTTACACCCTTGTTTTGTTCGTGTACTATCCACTCGCCGTCATGATCTATGAAAGGGTATGCGACAGAGAATTTTCGTTTGAAAATGGGTTTACCCATGCGTGGGTTGGGTTCGTTATCCATAATGTAAATCTCGTCGCTATTATAATCCGAAATATTCAAAACTATATAATTGTTGTCGCTTGTTGTGCTGACTTCACCAAAATATCCGTGGGGGATACGTGCAAGTAAATGTATACTCTTGTTTGTTATATTATAAACATACACGCCTTTTTGATTATAATATTTGTCCATGGCGGTGTAGGCAATAGTCTCGTCGGTCAACCAAGTAAAACTATCGGATATAGTAGAATCATTGTTGAATATTTGTTTGGTATTTACTACTCTATGCTTGGCGATATGTAACTCCTTAATTTCATTTGAAAAAAGGCCTTTTATGAATAAATGATAACAGCGATTCCCTATAAAATCCACTCCAAACAATAAGTGGGTCTGGCTCGGATTCATTTGAAAATCTGTTATGTCAAAGTATACAAAAGGTTTGGCCATTTTATTTATATTCAAAATGTCGTAGTTTTTGCATTTTTTCATGTAAAAATTCTTGTAATTTTCATTTTTGGAATATTTTATTTTTATTTGTGGGTATTCGTAATTGTAAGTGAATTCTTTGTCAACATAATGTTTTTGTATTTCTTTTTTGTAAAAGTCAACATTTTTACTTTTAAAAGTCGCAAATACTTTGTATTTTTTTGGATAATGTCTGTATTTTAGCATATCATTTACACCAGGCAACTTGGCCTGTTCATCAATGGATAAATATTTGGTTATGTTATCTTTAAAATATTTGTATGATTTCTTGGTTATATTTCGTTTTTTATATAAAGAACGAGTGTTCATATATAATATAAAGATATTATGGACGATTTATCAATGAAGATGAAAAGCATATATTGCCTTTGTTTAAAGGAGGCGTCTCGTTCTGAAATATGGTATAGACTTGGTTGTGTTGCAACTTACGGTGGTAAAATAATTGGCCGTGCGTGTAATACAAGTAAATTTTCAAAAGAAACATGTACGTGTCATGCTGAGGTAAATGTATTAGACAAATTGTATAATACATATACCCGTAAGTACAAGCGTAAAAAGATATTAACCATGTTTAAAAAAACAAAGTTGTACATTGGTCGTTTGACGCGCGGCGGTGACAGCCAAAATTCGGCACCCTGTTTCCAATGTATTAAGAAAATACGAGATTACAATATTAAAAAGATTATTTTTTGTTTAAACCAGAAATATTATATCATGTCACCATTTGAATTTACGCGCCATCATACAACAGAGGGACAGCATTATGTTAACAGCTTCTTGCAGATTGAAGCCCATTTCCCGCAACAGGAAGATGAATATTTTTAGAAGTAATACAGTTGTTTTTCAACAATGTCGTTTTCTGATATTCCTCATAGGATGGAAGATTCAAGTTCTTTGCATACCCCGTGTTACATGTACCACTATTTTTATCTGTATTACAATTTTCATGAATTGTCGTATAATAGGTATCGTAATTTCTCGCACCAGTCCATTTCACGACTGGTTTTGTCCACATCAACTTGGAAACGAGAGATCTGGTGCTTTTAACAGATGCACGCGGTTCATTATACGGATCATAATTGACTCTCTGGCTTTTATTAATCACCTCGGTGCCCGGTACACCTGTCCCGCGCGGGGCCACTCCTCTATATGGGGTTTGAATCTGATGTTCTTGGTGATGTCCTTCTAAACGTCGCGAACTGTTGAGAGAAAAAGAACCGGACGATATACGTGCAAATTGAGTTGCCCCAGATTTCTTCTTTAATGTTGCAATTGACATATATATAATGGCGAACAAAAGAAAGTTCAAAAATGAATTTTAAAAATGAGTTAGTGGAAACGCTATAAATAAATTAAACTGGGTTCGGTACCCATAGTATTTTTAATAAAAAAGTACGGTTTGGTATAATAATACGGTTCCAAATTCTTTTCTGTAATTTCCACATTTGTGTGTGTCAATACCCAAAATATAAATTGTCCCACCGACCTGTACAATTCTGTTTTGTAGTTGCGTGAATTTGTTGGAGGTAGAAATTCCAAAGAGTTTGTTTTAGATCTTTGTTCATACATGTAATAATTATCCACCAATTCAACCACGTGATCATCATTTTTAAGAAAAAGGTAGTTATCGCAAATTTCAAAATCAGATAAACATATGTGCGATAGAGTAAATCCCCGAATCTCTAAACTGGATATAATAAATAGGAGAGAATAAATACAATCTATATTCAATTTTTTATATTTCGTGTGAAACGTTTTTGGCTTGATATTAAAATATGCGTTTTGATCATCCCTTAATTCGTTTAGCATATAAATAGTTTATATAAAATTGAATTGAAAATAACTCTATAATATAGAATAAAAATGTCTTACGTACCTCCTCATGCTCGTAAAACTTCTGCAAAAAATGTAAAAAAGGATTACAGACAAGAATTTCCTCAGCTGGCGCCACCTATTGTAGACGATAAACCAAAATTAGATTTCAAGAAATTATTTAAAAATAACGAAAAACGACGCGCGAAAGCAAATCGCATGAAATGGGGTATGGTGAAACTTACACATGACGGCGTTATTGATAGTTTAACTCCAGAAGAGCGCGCTGCAGAAGATCATAAAAATGAACAATTTCGTATTCAGCTAAACTTGGACCGTCTTGGCGAAAGATTAGAGCGCGACCACTTGATGCGATTAGAAAATGATAGTGATTATGATCCAGAAGAAATTGTCACATCAGAAAGCGAATCGGAGGCAGAATCGGAAGAATCCGAAAGTAGTTATGCCGAAGACCCGGAAGAAGATGAGTTCTAAATGGGTAAATATTTTCTAAGTAAATAACAATGAATTTTTCATCTTATGTTGAGGAAAATATCAGAGAAGAAATAGAGAAATACAAGGGCAGTTTCAATAGGACGATGCCCGAGTTCGTGAATATTTATTTTTTATATGTTATCAATAACCAGTGCGATGAATATGCAAAAGAAGTGGTTCCTTTGAAACAAGGTCTATTAACAAAAGAGGATCTTTTAGCAGAAATTGTAAAGAAACGGAATGACGGAAGAAGATTCAACGTTGCTGGTGTGTACAGCTATAATTTTAATGTGGATGATCTGGCTGCGTTTGTAGAACAGGGTGACTCCGGGTTTACTCACCACACGAATATAGATGCGATTTCTTACGCGCAGTCAATAGATTATTTCCAGCACCATAATTCTCTCTTTGTCTTTTTAACGAATGAAAAGAATAAACATACTAAAAAATCAACAATTGTGCCGAAAAGAAGAACATTAAAGTCTGTGTAATATATAAATGTCATTTACAAAATTAAGAAAAACATTAGTAGGTAAAACAAAACGTGAAAAGGAAGAAGAAAAATTGGAAAAAAATAGATTGGAACAACAACGTTACAATGCTGCTCGTGAACAAAACATACGCAAAGATGCAGCTAAACATGCTAATAAAAAATATGACGAAAAATATGACGAAAAATATGACGAATTTTTGAAAGAAAAATATAATGATGTAAAAGGAAGTTTACCCGAAGATATTGATTATGATAAATATATAGAGAAAAATATTGAATCATTAAAGGACGAGTTTAAAGCTAAACTAGCATCTTCTGGATGGAATAAAGAAAAAATGATAGAAGATTTTAAAAAAGAATATATTAAAAGTAAACAAAATGAACAAAAAAAATATGAAAAAAATGTAGAAAATAGCAAAACAAGACGTAAAGAAGAACTAAATAAAGCAAGTAACAGTTTGAAAAGGTTCCAAAAAAATGATCTGAAAAGAGCCCATGGAGAAAAGGCGATTGAAGATAATCTTGAACAAAAAATAAATCTTATTGCTCAGGTTATGGGAAAAAAAAAATACGATCAAAGTGACAAATCCAAATCATTAGAATACTATATAGATGAAGCACGTGATGAGGTTCGAGCTAAGGAAAACAAAGATAAAGCTGTAAGAAATGATATATGGAAAGAAAGAGTACAACAAGCAATTAAAAATAGTAATAAAGTAGAAGAATTTCAACCAAAAGAACCAGTGGCCGGTAAAATAGTAAACGCTGATGGTAAACCAATAAACTCCAAACCAAGTAAACCCCAAACATCATGGTTTTCAAGATCTAAGCCAAAAGAACCAGTGTCTCAAACTTCGTCACCTGCACCCGTAGCTGCACCAACAGTACCTATAACCGTAGCCACGCGTGTAGTGTCACCTGCACTCGTAGCTGAATCTGAAGCTGAATCATCTGACCCTCCACTTGCGCCCTCACTTGCGCCCTCACTTGCGCCCTCACTTGCGCCCTCAAATGATAGATATAAACAAATATTTACGGATATATATGAAATAATAATAAAAATGAAAGAAGAATTAAACCCAAAGGGTAACAATAATGCTATTTTTGAAAAAGCATTTGACGATATTGCGAAAAGAATATCACGGGATACATAAACCAATTTAAACCCATATTCATATATTATACAAATGTCACTTGAATGTTTTTTTAATGGCAACCCATTAAAAGAAGATTTTCTTCCTTTTCTTACAAACACGTCTTTGATCGGTTACATGAGAGATATATATCTCGGCCGCGGTGAATACAATACATCCTACATGATGCTCGCAACACTGATTGAATACGGTCGTCTTGATTTATTTGATTATATTTTTGAACGTTTTTTTCATATAGAAGGACAACATCCATATGGATCGTACAAAGACATTAAATATTTTTGTGGATACATTAAAGATTCCGAACTTCCAAACAAACGCGATCTATATCATCATATCATTCGTAAATTTATACAACCTCAGTTGGAAAAGGATATAATCAGTGATACACCTTCCTTACTCGCCAAATGGCTTCCACGAGAGAAAAGTAAGTTTGGATGGTTAGCAAAAGAGATTGCATGGTGTTGTTATGATGAAGGATATGACAAATCCTCGCATGCTATGAAACAATATCGCCACGACATTGCAGAAATAAATCGGCGCCTGGATACAGCGCAGATCCATATGAATGGACAATGGGAAATACCTCAACTTCGCGGCGAAACTCTGCGCCTTCAATATAGATCCTTCATGAATCATTGCCCCCTTCTTCTTTCTAATCGCGAGCGATATTTTAACAAGGCGCTAATAACTCCCCAATATTTAGTATCCTTTTCGTTGGAGAAAAAGGACCCACTCTATAATTATTGCTGGGAAGATCTCTCCAAAACATATCCAAAGTCAAACTATTTGGTTGCAGTAGATTGTGTGGAAGGAATCGGATTTGCACTTGCAGCTGCAAAAGGCCACGTATACACAGGATCCAAATCCATCAATGTATCCAAGCCATTCAACGAGGCTGTAAAGGAGTTGTACCACGCCATTTCACCAGTACAAGAACTAGACGATTACTTCATTCTTTTTACAAATAAACCTTACAAGCATAACAATTTGAAAATGATCCACTGGAATCTCTCTGGTCCCAGGGAATTGCCCAGACAAGAAGACAATACAACGATTATTTCTGGAAATGATCCACTCATGCTGAAATGTTTTTTGAAAGGCGAACTATCATTTGAGTCAATGTTAAAAGATTCGCGATATAATTAATATATAGGAAATATATATGTTTTTAATCATTGTATTAATGCTCGTTTTATTATATATAGTATTCAAAAGAAGAGTAGAAGGATTTGAATCGGATGATAAAAGGGCAAATAAAAAGGCACTTATTTGTTATTATGGCGGCGCATTTCGTGAAGGTAATATAGGATCCACGAAACGAGACAGTAATTATGGATATAATGCACAAAAAAATACAAGTATAACCCACGCAAAACTCAAAGAAGTCTTGAACGAAAAAGGTTATCAAGCGGACATTCTTATCAATACGAGGAATACAAAATACAGCAATCAATTGGAAACGTGGTACGACCCCTTTAATATTGTAATCAATCGTTTATCAGAAAAAATGCACGGAAGAGATTACATGATACAATCTACGATTGATAATATAAATAAATTAAAAAAATATGATTATGAATTTATTTTATTTGTCCGCATAGATTTATTTTTGAAGCCAGATTTTTATGATATATTAGATACAGAATCAGATAAAATTTCCTTCATTGCCAACAATTACGATACAAATACTTGCTTAACCAAATATAAAAATGATCCTGTTATAGTTGATTTGTTTGCATATATACCTAAAAAATACTTTTACATACTAGACGATCAATTCAAATTGAACCATAATTCATGGACATATTACAAGAAAATATACAATTTATCAGACAGTGATATGACATTTATTTCTAATAAAATATTTGATTCAAATAGTTATAGAGAGAATAATCCATATTACTTGATGAGTAGTCGCAAAGAAAATAAAAATCCACACAAAGATGTCAAAAAATGCAGGGGATATTCCGAAAAAGAACAAAGTTATTTGGATAATCCAACAGAATACTATATAGAAAAATATAGCGATTTTTATCTATCCAAATGATATGCTAGTATGAAATCATTCGTTTTATAATAATCGGCGTCTTTTTTATAAACCGAGTAATTTACCCAATATAATTTACACACATCCGTATCTACCTTTTGTATTACTTTGTTGGATGCATATTCCAAACTTGTGTTGATATTTGGCACCACGTACAATTTGAAATTGTATTTTAAAATAACAAAATAGTTATATACAATGTCGTCAAACACGTACCATGTAATTTTATCAATGAATTTTTTGTTATTGAATTGTATCCAACTTAAAAACTCACCCGCTTTACTACAATCGTATACCGGAAGATTTGACCACCACGTATATATTTTGTAATTTTGTGATAGTTGTTTCAGTTTTGCATGATCTTTTTGTGGCATAATAGTCAAACTTTCTTTTAAAATTTTGTAATAATCTTTATTTGCTGAATCACTTACATCACCCCCACATATTATTTTGGTGTTGGCTACACGTTTCATAGTTTTATAAAATTTTTTATTAATAAACATCACTTCGGAATCTATGCAGCTAATATATTCATATTTTGTATGAAGCTTGGAAAGTGCATACAATTTTTTAACACTGACCCAAGATCTATTTTCATCTAATCTAGATATATCCACAAAATCTTCAAGTATCAAATAATTGCATTTGGCATACAAATTTTTGTAAAACAAATCCTTTTCATGTTTGTCTGTAAAAATAAAATACAAATCGGCATCGGTGTCGCTGAGATCTTCTGCTATTTCATAACCATAGCTGAAATGTTTTGGATGTAATGGTATACAAAATGCGCATTTATTCTGTGTGAAATATTCCTTTTTTTTGAAAGTGGAATATAACATATAGGCCGCCAATATGGTTAACATGAATAAAAACAGCATATAATAAATACATATTTATTTGTCCATAATTTATTTAATTACGGTAAGGCCCAAGACTTTGTAGTAGAAAATATCATAAGTAAAAATAATTGAACAATATAATGAAAAAATATGAATTGTTCATTTTTATTCTGGCTATATTTTTTCTATTAGTGATCACTCTATTGATACGATATAATAAGGAAGGGTTTGAGAATAATTATCTCAGTGGGATAGACATTGTTTATTGGATCAATTTAGATCGTTCCAAAGATAGATATGATAGTATGAAGCAAATGTTCAAAGATGATACATTCTCAAATATACCAAATCAACGAATCACCGCAGCTGATGGTAAACTAAACCCTGAACAAATGTATGCTAAACTTGTGATAAAAGAAAAATTAGTTGCAAAGGATACAATATATGGATGTTTATTATCTCACTTAGAAGCAATAAAAACATTCAACGATAGCAAATATGATGTTGCTCTCATCATGGAAGATGATGCTAATTTAGAATTTAAAAAGTATTGGACTAAGAGTGTAAAAGAAATTATAAATAATGCTCCGTCCGATTGGGAGATTATCATGTTAAGTTATACATTAGGAGGCGACCATGTATTTTACGATTGGGATAGCGTAGGTGATTATACAGATCACCTTACTTCAAGTACACTGTCCTATATTATTAATAAAAAAGGATCATCTAAAATCATAAATACTACTTATAAAAATAATAAATACGAGCTTGATCCAAAAATAAGATCGCACGATGCTGATGGATACATATATTTAATAGCAAAAACATATGCATACAAATATCCCATGTTTACTTACAAATCAGACAATGATTCTACCATTTCGGAGGATCATGTTGATGCTGTATTGGCTTCCAAAATGGCAATAATAGAACAATATGAAAAATAACTACCATGTTTTAGTACCGTAATGTAATGTAATGACGGATTCATCTGGTATAAATTCTACTTCCGAAGTACTATTTTTTGGATTGTAGAATTTTGCGGGTAATACATTTATCACATTTTTATTTTTAGCTGCCGTATCAGAAATTAACTTAGGACCAGTTGCGCTCAATATATGATGATTTACTCTAGACTTTGATTTTTCAATCACTTTCAACCAAAATGGATGATTGATTGGACTAATCATTAACGAGTTTTGTAGAGGTTCATTAAACCACGGACTTTCCACAATACTAATTTTATCTTGTGGTAAATTTTCTAAAAAAGGTTTCAAACAAATAAAATCCATATCTGCATATATCCCCCCATGTTTATATAAAATGAAATATCTAGCCATGTCAAACCGTTTCATATTCATATCATAGTTTGTGTATATCTCATAAAAATCTGGAAAATCGTTTTTTATCAAATCATCCAGGTCTTCATCCGACCATAATTTATACGTGTAGTTTGGATACATTTTTTTCCAAGAAGCTTGGCATTTGAACCATAATTCCGGCCATTTTGATTTATCATTTGGCGCAGTTTGATGAATTATTTGTGGTATACCTTCTGTAAATCCCTCTTTTTTATTGATCACGACGGATAGTGCCAAACATATAGTTAAAATAATCAAAACATATTCTGGTTTCATATATATACGAAATATTCTATTATTATTATATATATAATAATAAATGAAATACATTATTCTTTGTGGAGGTATTCAACAATCGTCTTCTCTTCCCAATCCTCTCAATTATGTGAACGGACGTCATTTAATTGAGTATATCATTGAAAATATTCCAAGCAATGAAATTTATATTTTTTACAATGTTTATTTAAAAGAATACAACTTTGAAGAGATCATCATCAATTTGTTCAAAGAGAGAATAATACATTTTGTCAAGATTGATTATTTAACCCGAGGCCCGGCCGAAACTGCATACATTGGTATTCAATCTTTTACCGACAATGAATCCGTTGTATTTATTGATAACGACAATGTACATAATATTCCCAAATTAGAAAACAAGAATTTCATTGGATATGGAAATAATAAAGATGAAACTCATTATTCATTTATTAAAATAGAGAACAACCTGGTTAGTAAGATTGAAGAAAAAGTAAAAATATCTGACAATTATTGTAGCGGTATTTACGGGTTTGTTTCGGTGGCCATATTTAAGCAATATTGTGAAAAACTAATCAAGGAATGCAATCAATATTACTTTTCCCAGATTTACAATTTAATGATCAAAGATCAAATACCAATCGCACCCATTTATATACAATATACTAAGTTGATCGGTAATCAGAATACCTTGTTTGCAAAACCGTTGCGAGTTTGTTTTGATTTAGACAATACACTTGTTACCAATCCAACTGTGTGTGGTGACTATTCAACGGTACAACCAATACATAAAATGATTGATCTTTTGAAACAGTTAAAACAATCGGGGCATGAAATTATTATTCACACGGCGAGAAGAATGAAGGCGCATCACAACAATGTTGGTAAAGTCATCAAAGATATTGCGTTAGTCACCATCCAAACCCTAGAAAAATACAATATAGAATACGACGAGTTGATCTTTGGTAAACCCATCGCAGACATCTATATAGATGACAAGGCATTGAATCCGTATATTAATGACATCTCTTATTTTGGTATCAATGTGGAAAGTATTGAGTTTATACACAACAAGGTATCTAATAATAAGTTCAACGACATTAAAAAGAGCGACAATCTTGTTAAAAAAACAGGACCATATAGTATATTGAAGGGCGAGTTACATTACTATCAAAACATACCCGATGCGATCTCTCATCATTTCCCCAAGTTGCACAATTTCAATAAGATTGATCAGCAAGTAGAATTGACCATAGATTATGTTAAGGGAATACCTCTTTATTTTTTATATAAAAATAAACTAATCACAGAGAGAAATATAAATGACCTAATCAATATATTACATTTATTTCATAGACAGAATCACCCGATCAACCTAAGCGACGCCAATATACACAACAATTATTTCAAAAAACTGAGAGACCGATTTACACCAACAGATTATTCATTTGATGATGCACGCGAAGTATTTGACTCTATCATTGACGAATTACACCGAACCTATAATCCAACGATTGCTCCAGTCATACATGGCGACTTTTGGTTTTCCAATATAATATTGGATTACAACAACAATTATAAATTGATAGACATGAAAGGACAGGTGGATGGTATATTGACGCTCAACGGCGACATGTATTATGATTACGGTAAATTATATCAAAGCATATTGGGTTATGATTTGGTACTGAATGGATGTGATATTGACCCAGTATATCTCTCCT